CCCATGCCGACTACCCTGTCACCGTCTACCCTGACTTCATCTACCAAGATGTCTACGCCGCTCACTTCTGATCCTCTGATTGCTGACTTTATGTCAACAATACAGGATAATCAGAAAATGAGTGCTCCTGCTACCAAGCAATCTCTCCATACTGAGGTGCCCATCCGGTCACCTTTCAGTCCTGCTGTTCGCGCTAATATGATGAGCGCTACAGCCACCTCTAATTATTCAATTTTTACAGTTGATGAGGAAGCCGTCATCCAAGAAATAAGCCTTAAAGCCGTATCCGTATTAAAAGCTAATGTCACAGATTTTGAGAATCGTTTGACCAATTGCAGAACAACTGTTAAAGACATGTTGTCTTGCAAGAACCAAAAAGCTATTACAGCGGGCAATTACTGTCGTATACACGATGAGATTCTACTAAGATCCGTTCGTGCTATCACAGAAAATTTGCCCTACGAAGAAGCGTTATATGATGAGTTAAGTTCACATTGTGGCCAATTAAACAAACTGTCAGCCAGTGCAAAATTTTTATCTTTTCTTCCTATCGTCACCAGACTGTATAGGACTTTGAGTAAATATTTTGTAAATCGTGCAGCAGTAATCGTTTATTTGGTCAACAATTGGGCTAACATCAAAAATAAGTACTTCCCTGATTATGATCTCAACTTAGAGATCTGCGGATTAAACGTTAATAAATATTTTAATTATTTCCTTGACACTGTTCTGTGTTGTTTAGTATTCTTAGATTCATTGAATTATTTCAATGTTTGGTCGGAAGAAAACACAATAGAGAAAGTAGCTAATCAAGTCACTTTAGCAATAGCTAATATTAATAATAGAATAAACAGAATTAAAACTTTGTTTGGTTACATAGCCGAAGTAGATGAGCCTTGCATTAATTTGCCTGGTGTCGTCGATGTCGCTGCTGCTATGATCGAGAACCAAACATCGACACAGATAAACTTTTACGACGGATTCGTGCCGGAATTTATACCCAAAACAGAATTAGATTACATTCTGGATAACATCGATGATGACCGTAGTTGGTCGTCCATGATGTGGGATCCTGTACCTACTGGAGCACCTACCGAAGAGCACTTGAAAGAGAGAATTCAAGAGCATTTAGGATCGTATCCTGAGTTCAATAGTATTATTGAAACAGGTTCGACCGTTGCAATTAGTCCATCGACATACATAGGCCTTGAGTCACAGAAATCACCAGATGTTTCGGTATTAAACAATCCTGGTGTTTCAGTGGTGGCCACTACCAACAACCGACTTAAAGATAAAGTATCAAACATGTATCTTGTCGGTCCAATAACTGCTGACGTCATTCCAGGTTGCTTTAACAAAAGCAAATCTAATGAAAGAATAGCTTTATTGGGCAGACATATACACGTTACTAAATCTGAACATAATCTTAACTGGAAATCAGCAAGAAAAATACATTTTAATAAATTCATCCATCATTTGGGGTTATCTGATGTAGATAATTTTACGAAAAGCTTTGACCAATGGTTAGTTAAATTACCTAAATCCAAAGCTGATCAGTATGTAAATAGTAAAGCGAAATTGTCCGGTATTGATTTTTCCAATAAGCGGTATCATACACGAGAATTCTTTTTAAAATTGGAAGTATTACCACCACCTAAAAATGGTAAATTAGCGGAAAAAGCACCGCGGGGAATACAAGGGTTGAAAAACCCAGAGAGCAACATGTATATGGGCTGCTTCATTGGAGCAGTTTCTAAAATGTTAGCCGAGAGTTATAATGAACAAAACAGAAAATTTTACTATACAAGTGGATCGAACTATGAAGACATAGGAGCCTGGTATCATGAATATAGTAATAAAATCGTTGAAATAGACAAGAAAGGGGTGAAACATACCTTATCTTATAGTTTCATTGAAGATGATTTTTCTGCTTATGATTCAACTCAAGGCCAAGGGGCGTATGAAACAGAAATGGAAATTTATGACCATGTGCTGAAAACATCAACCCTTGATGCTGGAGTTAAAACTAATGTTAAACATAATCTGCACTATCAGGCTAATACAGTTGGTAGTAGCACTTTCTTTAATTATAGTGTGCCACATACACGGAAATCGGGTGATCAAAATACCTCAGTAGGTAACACTTTGGTTAATTTCTTCGCACACTACGTTGCCATCGAGAGTTGGAACATGGCAAATAAAAATAAAAGAAAGATTCATGATTATAGTATGTTAGGTCTGGGCGACGATAATTTAATAGCGATGGCTGTTGAACCTGCGTTGCTTCCGGAGATAATGGAACATATTAGGATCACGATTGAGGAATTGGGCCTAAAACCCACATTGGTAAACAATAAATACCCGTCATATTGCTCATCATATTTTATGCCTGTAGTGAATGGAGCTGGATTAGACACACATGTGTTAGTCCCAAGCGTTACTCGTTCACTCACAAAATTAGGATGGTCAACAAATCCCCTTCTTAAAACAACACCTCTAGAAAGAATGAAAGGTAATATGTTAGGAATATCTATGTACAGGATTAGTCCTGTGATGAGAATTTTCTACGATTACTACACGAATCTAGATGTGGATGGTTCGGTGGAGTACCAATATAGATCTCATGAGTTGGATTCACACTCACATAACACAATTTCAGCAAAAACCATGGATTGGTTTGCTGATCTCTATCAGATATCCTTAGCAGAAATATCTGAATTAGAGAGCTACCTAAAGAGTAGCGTCGAGAAACATGAAGGCAGGCCTTTCGTATGGTCACATGCCGTATTCAGAAAGATGCTTGAATAGTGTTAACTCGATGGATAACCGAAGTAGGAGTACTTTAAACGTTTGACACACGTATCCTGGTTAGTCTTATATAATAATGGTAAACCATCCCAAACCCCAGGCTAACAAGCCAAAAATTCAAAACAAGAAAGATAATCGCAGGAAGAATCGAGGTAAAATCATGCGCACTGCCGCTGATAGTCGCCTCGTTAATTCTGCTATCTACAATCCTCAAGTTAAACAAACGAATATAGCTCTATCTAAATGCGCGCTTAAATATGCACTTGCTATAGCTGACCCTTTTAGTCCTAACGCTAAAGGAGTCTGCTTACCAGTGTATCCTGCAGCGCCATCCCAGAAAATGACAGTTTTTACTAGAACAATGGTCACCGTAGGTGCAAATTCCTACGGTTTTGTAGCATTTAGTCCCAGCTTGGCTAATGACACGATTCAGTCGTGGTATACTAATGCCTATTTTACAGGTACTCAGTTTACACCACTATCTGCAACGAATGTTATTACTACAGGTGTTGGATTTAATATTGCTGCGCAAATACCGTATACTAGTGCACAGATAGCTGCTCAAAATGTTATGGGTAGGATAGTCACAGTGGGTTTCCGCATTTCATATGTTGGAACTACACTTAACGAATCAGGATCTTATTATTTACTTACGCCACCTAACCACGAAAACGTGGCTAAAGTTGCTAATTCAGTTAATGCAGCTGGCGCATTCCAAGAATGTACCGTATGCTCTATTACGCGTGATGTTTGTAATTTATCATCCTTTCCTATTAGTCCGAGCGAAACCGTTTATCAAACTACTTTAACAGCAGGTACTTCATCTGGGTTGTTATTCCCATTTTCATTAGATGATACTGGATACAATTCTGGTTATTCTTACGTTAATGCTGGTTATACTACCGGTGCTTGTACTTCTATTATCCATTTTACTGGTGTCCCAGGTTCACAATTTCTCGTAGAGCAGGTAATGCATGTTGAATACGCTGGACTTCTAGCTGCTAGTGCTGCTACTCCATCTGATTCAGATCAACGCGGTTTCGAAATAGTTTCCGCTGCGGCCGAACGATTGCCTATGAAGAAAATGAATAATGGTGGCCCAGTAGACATGCTTAAGTTAATGAAAGAAAGCATAATGGAAGTTGCAACTGCACTCAAACCATATGCTATCAATGCGTTAACCACTGCAGGCATGGCTCTCCTAATGTAGATACTCTTTCTTCCCATCCATTTCTAACAAGAAATTGGATTACACATATTCATTTATCATAAATTATATACTCATTATCAGTGC